TTCCCACATAGCAGTTGTTACACCATAATTGTCATCATGGAATACTATATTGATTGGAGCATAGTCAATTCTTTTTTGTACAACACGTTTTCTATTGTACTGATGTTTTACTTCTGTTGAAATATCATACTTAGGCAAGTCAACACTTTTTACTAACATATTAATTTCGTTTCTGTGCTTTTCAGCAAGTTGCGGAATAACTGAACTTGCTTCAGAATTAATATTAAAAGTAACGTGGTAAAGAAATTTAACCTTAGGAGCAAGTCTGAACGCATCATCAACATATAGTCTAGCACCATGTTGATAATCTCCAAGATTACCTTTAGGATTTAATGCTCCTGAAACTAAATTATTTAAGAATGGTGTTAATTTATTTGCCATACTAATATTTATCTAATTAAAAACCTGGTGTTTTTAAGAAGAAAAAAGGCGCCGTAGCGCCTTTAATCTCTAATATAATATTAATATTAACCTGAACTTACTCCAGTAGCCGCAGTACCTATTGCTCTACCTACTGCTGTTCCTAGTCCTGTTCCTTGTGGAGTTTGGATTGCATTATCATATCTGATTGTAAGTGCTACTGTAACTGCATCTGAAGTTGCGTAAGCCAACTGATTGTAGTTTGCACTCTCAAGATAACAACCGTACAATTCAAAAGTCTCAAGCACGTTGGCCGCTGTTGCGGCTCCTTCAGCACCATTACCACCGTCTAGTATTTCAATTCTAGTTACAAATTTGTAATCTTGTCCTGATCTAGCAGATGCTTGTTCAAAGAAGTCGAACTGTTTCTGTAATTGTTCGCCAACTGATTTCTGAACATTGTTTGATGCGTCTTCACGCAAGTTAAGTGTGATTGGTTCCCAAGTATGTTTACCTGCCAAATATACTTTTGAGTTATAAACATCTAATGTTATTTGCTCAAAGGATACGTTTGGTCTTGTAACATCTACTACTTGTTTTGTAAGTTCCGTTGTTGGGGCACTTACACCAAAATTTTCTAGCGATACCCTAAAGCGGTATTGCAGTTTAGGCATTAACAAGCCTTGAGTAGATGCACTTGCGTTGCTATCTAAAGGCACTGTTAATCTTGAGAGTGTTGAAATTGCCATTATTTGCTCCTATTACTTTTATTTATCATATTATAGGCCCGCTATTTCTCCAGTGTTTTTAAGTCTCAATGGAATGTATATAAATTCAATTGCCTTCACTGGTTCAATCGCTATGTCTACATATAGTTCGTTTCTGTCTATTCTTGATGGTGTGTTGTTACTTTCATCACACACTACTAAGAAATCATACAGTGCTCTTTGACCTACTAATTCTAACATTAGTGAGTCTACTTGTGCTTTGATCTCATCACGTGTTATCTTATCGTTTGGTTCAAAGATATAAGGTTTCGCCAACTTGTTAAGTTGTGATCTTAAGTAAATCACAAGTCTTGCTACGTTGATTCTATCTAGTGAACTTGCATTTGCGGCTCTAGTCTTTTGACCAAAGTTAACAAGGCCAGCACCAGTTAAGAACGTAATTGGGTTTACATTGTTAGAGTAAAGTGTGTCTCTTTGTCCTTCGTTAAGTGCGATTGACTTAAATTCACCTTCACTGTCAATGAAACCTGTAGCACTTGCATTTGTTATTCCACCACGTCTTGTTCCTGCTGGAGCAAACCATGGAAATGATACTTGATCGCTGAGTGCAATGGTTCTTAAGATACCATGTGATGCCGGAACTGTTACATTGTTACCTGCGTTATCACTTGTGAATAAACTTGGATAAAACACACCTAAGTATTCATCACTTGTAACAAGTCCTTTATCATTATCTTCTGTTGCCAGATTAACATTTTTACCCCAATTGTTTAAAGTTGTTGCATCTGATGATAATCTGAATGGAGAGTCACCAACGATAAATGCAGTTAAGCCTCTATCACTGTTTAATGATTTCATCTCACCAATTAGTTCTGGATAACCTGGACAAGCAAGTAAGTTAAAGATTCTTGATTCATCATCTCTAATCTCTTGGTTACTGTTTACCATTGATTGTAATTGTTGTACAATTACTTTTCTTTGTGCTTTTCTACCAAATGATCCTGAACCATCTGATTGATTTGCACTTTCAGTTACCCATCTGTGTTCGTAGTATGCTGACATACTGTTGCCTGCATCACTACCACGTAAGTTTGTTGCAGTAGTATCAACGTAGTTTCTTCTAAATTTCTTAACGTTGAATCCACTTCTTCTTGTGTTCCATAATAACATACCTTTTGGATATAGTGCTGGATCTGGAGCATCTGTGTCCATGTAGTTGCTTGTTAGCAATGAAACAATAGTTCCTGCTGTGCCACTTGTTGCACCGCTTGTATTGTATCTTGCATCAGCAAATAAAACACCGTTCTCTGTTGATTGATCCGTGTTGTCTCTTAATATCCATTTTAAAGTAGTTGCGTTCCACACATAAATCTTAGGATAGTTTTCTAAGTCAGCAGTTGAAATCCAAATGTCTCCTTCTACTAACGCACTAGCATCTGATTGTGTAGTTGGTGCAGTAGCACTAACCTGTGGACCTAATGGATCAGTTGTGTTGTAATTAATACTTCCTGACTGATAGTTTTGATATCCAACAAAGTCTGTTCCGTTGTGTATCATAAGGTCTACTTCATCAATAACAGAACTGTACCATAAAGTATTGTCTGTTGTTAAGGCAGTTGGAGCATTTGCACTTGCAGTATAAGTTAATACCTGCCAGTTACTTGCTAAGAACTGCTTAGGATTAGTTGCACTGTTTGTGCCTGGTACAAAGTATAAGTTTGCTGTACCACTTGATGCACTTACGTATGCACTAAAACCATATAATGCTAAACCACCGTTAGTGTCAACAAATCTAATGTCACCACCATCGTTGTGAGAAATAACAACTCTGTTGCTTGAGTCAACACTTGCACTTACGTTTGTTAAACCAGCACCGTTGATTCCTGCCGCTAATACTTCAGAGTCAGTAGCCGCCCCAGTAGGTGTAATACTTACTGTTACTGGAGTTGTCATTGTATTACTGTTTGTAGTTGATTCACTAATTGTAAATGCGTATGTACCTGCACTTACCTGTGCCGCAATTATGCTTGAAGTAATTGTTGTTGCACCTGAGTTTTTACGTCTGTAAATTTTAAAGTCTGCTTCAACAGCCGCCGCTTCAGTTGTATTTGACATTACGTATAATGTACCAACTGCTAGGTTCAATCCACCACCTGTTGAATCAAGTGCTTTTAATGCCGACATATTGTTTGGATAAATCGGAGCACTTATGTCTGTCCAAAGGTTTGTGTTTCCATTAAAGTTTTTAACTTTAATTCTTGCACCTAAGTTGCTTTCTGTAGTTTTAAACCAAACAGATCCAGTTGGTCTTGGATTTGTGTCTGTTGATTTAAATTCAGGAACATTAGTGTGAGGTGCTATTTCTAACTTAGGCAAGTAATAAGTTGCCGCAGTAATACCTACTTCACCTGCTAATCCTGTACCTTCTGCAACTACAACGTTATTTGTTGTTGAGAAAATTGCTAATCTACCATTAACTGCTTTTGCACTTACACCAGATATACCAGCACCGTTGATGTCACTTACAACATCTGCTAGTGTAGTACCACTTGCTGTAATTGTAGTTGAGTTAATAACCATTGTTGCGGAACCAGTAACAGTTGGATTGCTTTGAGATCCAGTCACAGCAGGATGGCTACCTACCCATGCACTAGTTCCAACTTTTACCCAGTTACCGTCTGAGTTTTTGTAGAATAATTTGTTAACAGTAGTTGTTGTAACAAGAGCATAATCACCAACTGCTCCTACTGATGGTTTTGGATCACCACTAACATCGTTACCAACTTGTTCGTTTTTGTCTGTTATAATGTACGGAATCTTATTTGTAAAAGATTGTCCACCTGTTGTTGTTGCAGATGCACCGTTCCATTCAAATATACCATATCTTGAATTGCCTGTGTCAAACCAGTAAGTACCTGCCGCTGGATTTGCCGCTGGTGCTGTTGCAGTTGCAATTAGTTCTGATGTGTTTACATCTGCTCTAGTTACGTATGCTCTGTTGGCTACACCTAAATAAGAATATGCCGCTTGTAATCCATATTCATTAAGTTCTCCACCATGAATTGGATTGTTGTTTGAATCTGTATAAAATGTTGGGTCACCGAAAGTCTCAGTTAACTCTCTTTGTGAAGTTATTAAGTATGGTGTTCCCGCTTTTGCTTTTGTTGTTCCTGCCGCTGTTGCTGTTCCACTACCGTTTTGTTTGTCTTGTGCAGTGATAACAAAAATCATCGGCGTAGTGCCTGGTTCAGCCGGGGTATAGAACGATTCGTCTATAACACTGACCTGTACACCTGGTGATACTAAATTTGCCATTTTTTGTTCTCCTATTGGATCTTTCGTTATTAGTATTTATACGAATGTTCCAAAATCTAGTGTAAATATCGCCTGAAAAAGGGGGCAAAAAGGTGTGGTAAATACTATTATGAGTAGACCTTTATGTAATTACTGTAAACAAAGACCAGCGGCTGTCAACTATAAGAAAGGAAACAAAACTTATTATAGAAAGCAGTGTGAAACTTGTATGCATAATGGTAAAGGACATGGCATACCTAATTGGCATAAGGCAGGTTATAGACAAAAGGATACTTGTGATAAGTGTGGCTTCAAGGGTGAAGAAGTTCAGTTCAATGTTTACCATATTAATGGTAACCTAAACGATTGTCATTTTAGTAATTTAAAAACTGTATGTGCTAATTGTCAAAGGACTATGCAACGTGTGGGGTCACGTTGGAAACAAGGCGACCTTGTACCTGATTTTTAAGATCTTCTAGTGTTCCATTATTATCTATCACAACATCAAAGTGTGTGTTTGCCCATGCCCATTCACTAGGGTGTACGTCTTTAGGTTCAACACCAATATCTTGATATACTCTAAACCACATTGGATCTAAGCCACGTTTCACACGCCATACTTGACCACCTGCTTCTAGTATCATTTTTGCTTCGTTAGGAAATCTTACATCTGTAATAACAAAGTTCTTATCCTTGTTTTGTAGTAAATGTTGTTTTGTTAAACTTACCCATATACCATCAAAAAAGCCAACACGCATACATTCTGTACCAAATTCTTGCAACACCAGTCTTGGAGTAATTTCACGTCCTGTTTCAGCACTCCAAAATTCGTCTTTTTGTTCTCGCCAAGCACGTGATTCATCTGTTTTACCGTCAAGCAGTTCTCTGTCCCAACTGAACATTACTGCAACTGCATCTTTGAGTCTATCTGCAAATGATGTTTTTACAAAATTATGGTTATCTATTAATGTTTGTGCTACTGTGTCTTTACCGGATCCAATTAATCCGCAAATGCCAATTATCATGCGACTATTTCCTAATGTTAAGTTAATAGTATATACTAATGTTTAGTGGATGTCAAGAACTTTTTAACCGATTGTGAAACCGTATCCTTGGCCGCCTGCAACTTGCAGTTTAAGATCTTCTTCTAATTTATCAAGTTCTGTTTGTGCTTCTTGTTTGAGTGCATCACCATTTAAAGTAGAACCCCCTTGTGGTCCTGCAATAGTGGCAAATTTGCTTCTTGCTTCACCTAGCATATACTTACATTTTGCTAGTGTGTAATCTTTGATCCATTGTTTAGCAAGATAATCATTTAGTAACTCGCTGTCTGGTCTATAATTGTAGCAATATAAAAGTAAAGTTTCTTCTGCTCTAGGTCTTTGTAATAAAGTAAGTCTTTTTGTTGTTGTGTTCCATTTAAACTCTATGAACGAACCAAACATTCTACCAACTAATTCTTGGTAACTTGCAAACATATTGTAAGTTGCTAGTCCACCCATATTAGAACTTGCTAATAGATAAGTGTTTGTGTATGCTAAATTGAATGGTTCAAATAATGTACCACCGTCTCCGCCACCTGTTCTAGAACCAATGCTTCTTCTGAATATTTTTCTTACTTCTACTATTTCATTTGCTAATGTGTAATCATTCTGATCTATTACTGTATCTAGGAAAATATAACTTTCTTCAACAGAATTATCAGAACGCTGACGGAATTTGTCAAATGCTGTACGCAATGAGATCTCATAGTGTTGTGGATCTAATTCAACATCGATCATTCCCCCGCCTAGCATTGCGGACACATAATCAAATATCTCTTGTTTTTGGGTTACAATATCGCTCATCTTATATGTATTTATGCGAACGATAAATACAATTACTATGCCGAGACTGAGTTTATACAAACCTGAAAAGGGAAAAGATTACGAATTTCTAGATAAAACCATACAGGAGATGTTCACTGTGGGTGGTACAGACGTATTTGTACACAAATATCTAGGACCTAAGAATCCGGACGAAGCAGATGCTACTGCTGATCAGCCAAGATATGATGCTGTAAAAGAAACTAATATTCAGGATATGCTTTTCATGGAAAACCGTGATAGAAAGTATGATCCTGATGTATATGTTATGCGTGGTATTTACAATGTTCAAGACGTTGACTTTGACATGAGTCAGTTTGGTTTGTTTTTGCAAAACGATACATTGTTTATGACTCTGCCTATAAATTATAGTGTAAAAACTCTTGGTAGAAAAATAATGTCAGGTGATGTATTAGAACTACCCCACTTGAAAGATGAACACGCATTAAATGATTACAGTGTTGCACTTAAAAGATTTTATGTTGTTGAAGACGTAAACAGAGCAAGTGAAGGATTTTCGCAAACTTGGTATCCGCATTTATACAGAATCAAAATGAAGCAAATTGTTGATTCACAAGAATTTAAAGAAATACTTGATTTACCAACAGAAGAAGGATCATCACAAACTTTAAGAGATGTATTATCTACATATGAAAGAGAAATGCAAGTTAATGATGCTGTTGTAAAACAAGCAGAAGCAGATTCACCTAAGTCAGGTTATGATACATCACACTTATACACGTTACAAGTTGATGCAAATAATAATCCAGAACTTGTAACAGCCGATGAGGCAACAATTGATGCAAGTGTTAACAGCGGAAACTTAGACGCAAGTAGAGTAAATCAAACTCCAGAACGCAGTGGTTATCAAGGTTACTTAATTGGCGATGGACTTGCACCAAACGGAGAAGTATTTGGACATGGTATTAGTTTCCCAACTGCAAGTGTTGAAGGAGATTACTTCCTAAGAACAGATTTCCAACCTAACAGACTATTTAGATTTGATAGCAGACGTTGGGTTAAAGTTGAAGATGCTGTAAGACATTCGCTAACTAATAGTCCAACAAGAGATACACATAGAACATCATTTGTTAACAACACAAAAACTACAAACATTGGTGGCGATACTGTTATTGAAAGACAAGCAATTAGTAAAGCATTAAAACCAAAGGCGGATAACTAATGCAACATTTTTATGATGGTCAGATAAGAAGATATGTTACACAGATGATCAGGCTGTTAAGTAACTTTACCTACAAAGATGGTAAAGGTGCTTTGGTTAAGGTTCCTGTTATGTACGGTGATATCACAAGACAGGTAGGACATATTCTTAGAGATAATTCAGAAAATAAAATTCCTTCTGCACCACGTATTAGTGTTTACATATCAGGATTACAGTTAGACAGGGATAGAATTAGTGATTCAACATTTGTTAGTAAAGTGCATCTTAGAGAACGCACATATGATAGTGCAGGAAAAGAATACTTAAACACACAAGGCAAAAACGTAACAGTAGAACGTTTGATGCCTACTCCATATACATTAGAACTTACTGCTGATATTTGGTCAACTAATACAGATCAAAAATTACAAATTATGGAA